TTGATACCTAAATCATAAACATCTTCGTACAAGCCCAAACGCACATTTTCTTCATGCAATAAGTCCAGTGGATCGGACAAATTGTCGTGTTTTTGTTCATTATGGTGAACATTTCGCTTACGCCACAGACTCATAGGATGACCTCAAAAGGTATAAGTTCAGTTTGATTAACAGTATAGTATTCACCATTTCCAACATCCATTTTGTTGTTTTCCGTAAGAAAATCTTGACTATAAATCCATCCAACCATTCTTACGCAATTTGTATGTATCTCTGTCAACACAAAAAGATCAACTGGTTTTTTGATTGACCAGCCAACAGCATTTAGATTTCCACCTATTTTGCTTGCACATTTAACATCTATTGTTTTTCCTTTACGAGTGATTAAGTCAGCCCCAAATTTTCTAAAATCACAATTTAAATCAAATGGCAATTTAAGAAATTTAGAGACTGCATATTCTGTTATCACTCCATTTATAGATATTTGTATACCATCTAAGGTTTTATCTTGTTTTCTATCTTGTGCGTGTTGGCTAGTAATGTGGTTGCGCAACTTACCTATATAAGTACAGACCATAATTTCTGTACTGGTAAGTGGCACATCCACATACTCCTGATTAAAACGGGATGTCATCGTCTTTCAAATCAGAAGGCATTGACTTAGTTGCTGGTGGCTGACCATCTTTCGGTGATACTGCCAAACCCATAAACTTGCCAGACTTGCCTTCTTTAATCCAAGCAGATAACCAGTATTCGTTCCCGTCTACCATGATGCTACCTTTGTAGTCAGGATGTTTCTCCTGTTCCTTCTTGTCGTTTTTAAACAACACACCTGAGTTGTCTCGTTTCTGTTCCATATTAACCTCTTGATTTAACTTTATTTAACTTGTCATCGAGTTCAGCCAAGAACTTGATAACCTCTTTTTCCAGCGTTGCAATGTACGCATCATCACGCTCAAAACGCTTGATAACGAGTTGCAATTCTGCGGGAAACCTTGGGTCAAACGAACACAAATCTGTCCATTTAGCCCCTGTGCAAGCCATCTGCCATTGCACTTGTACTTTATATTGATCGTCAATGCCACCCAAAATGCTTTCCAAGTGTGTGTGGCTCATTGGGCATTTGAGTTCAACCAAGCCCTCGCCAACAATCCCGTCTGGAGATGCACCTGACTGCTCAATTGTTGGATGGTTAACGAACGCTACCTCGTCAACCAATACACCTATCTTGGACTCATAGGCGGCTCTGGCAAAGGGTTCTTGCTCAGTTCCCCAAACCATTGCATCATTGCTATACGATTCTGCTACTGAGTTTGTCAGACGCTCCAACAACAACTGCGTCATGTACTTGTCTCTGCTTGTTGAATAGCCTGATTTAGTGGTGGCAACAATGTCTTTTACTCGACTAGCAGTAACTTTGCCTAGTCTGAGCATCTTCCATTCGTCTGTGCCTTGGATGATTTCGTCACTCATACTTCCCTCGCTTTCATCATTGCGTCTGCCATTGCGTAGCAAGATTCAACAATTTCATCTGATGGAGGTTTATCGCCTTTAGAAAATACGATACCCATCTCTATGCTCGACATGACTCCCTGCAACACTTTGGCCGCAAAGTAGTCACGCATAGACAATCCATCATGTGTTTCTTGATAAGGAAAATCCTTGATAGGAAATGCTGGAATATTACTCATTTCAACTCCTTCTTCTTAGCATCTTTGGCGGCAATCATCTTGGTCTGCCATGCCTTGTTTCCATCAGTAGCCGCAAATGCCTCGATGTAGATGTTCTTCAACTCGTCAACTGTTGTGGTGGCCTCGATAGCCGCAATATAGTCAAGCATCCGTCCTTCATCAGGAGTGCCTTCTTCAACCACTTTAGAGCCTGTTGTAGCGTCCAAAGCATCGTGCTCAACAATGTGCAACACCGACACCCACAAGTAGCGTGTGATGTAGGTTTGCACAGCACCAAGGTTTTGCACTTCATGGCAACCTTTGAGTGCGGCAGTAGACATTGGGCTTGTAAAAACAATGATCTCGTCAGGCTTTTCTGTATTGACAACAATAAACTCAGCAATGTCTTTTCCAAATCGGATGATGGAAGTAAGACCTACTTCGTTAAATATTTCCAATGCAGGAATTACAAAATCTGCTAGTTCAAAATATTTGTAACCAGCAAACTTGTTTAGACCTGATTTCTTGATTTCTGAGACATGGAACTCGGCTCTTGCTCTGTTTAGTTTTTGATATACATTCATTCTTTACTCCTGTTTAAATATTGACTTTGTTTAACTTGCTCTTGACCTATCCAATGACTAAGACCAATCAGGTTTGAAATGATGGTGTTAATTTCTGAATAGAACCCAGTATATTGCTTATTCAAGCACATTTCACTAAGTGTTTTCACTGATCTTTCGATGTTCATTAGAGATGTTGAATAATCATTGAGCATCGTATAACCTCTTTGCTATTTCCATCTGAAACTCATGTTCAAAGTTCTCTAATGGAATGAAAGCACTCTCTGGACAGCATTGCGGCTCATCAAATTTCTTTCTTGCAAAACAATGCATACAGAAAGTGACCTGTGAATGGCTATCCAAGATTTCTTCAAATGTTTGTTTAACTTTCATATCGTCCCCAATACTTTGTGAATTTCTGCAATCATTTCGTTCTTGATTCGCAACTGCAACTCATGCTCTGCAAGGATTCGGTGTAACTCTGCAATCTCTGCTTTGAGATGCTCTGCTTCAGTCTGATACATCACAACATTGACTGCCAGTTCGTCTTCATAATCAAGTTCATGGAAAGCAGAATTTAACTTTTCTTGATCCGTCATCTTTCACTCCCTTATTCGGATGGTGTCTACTATTGATTGGGCTTTAGCGTGGTCATCGATCATGCCAAAGATTACTGAACAGGCGATATCTCGCTCGTTCTCTACACCCATGTCGTAGGCGTTGGACATAGCGGTGATGGTGTTCTCATCAACTGCCGCCATGCGTAAGAAACTAATCATCTCATGCTTAGTCATTTGTAGTTGCTTTCTGGTTCTGAGTTTCATTTCTTATTTCTGTTAGTTTTGTTTTTAAATCGTAATAGCCATTAGTGTTCGCCCCAGTCATAACAACAATGTCTTCCACTCGTTGTTTCAGGGCGTTGACTTGGAAACGCAAGTCATTTACTAATTCTGTGAGTTCCTGTTCCGTCATACAGAACCCTCCCATTCCTTGTGCCAAGCAGTAGTGATGTCAAGCATCTCATCTGTTGCTTTGTTCTCACATCGGTTGTAGTGTCTTTTGCTGATGTCGTAAGTAATATGGGAATTGTCTTCACCGAATACACTAAAGTCGATCTCGTAAGAATCGCTGTGGTCAGGGTCTAACTCATCGCCTGGTGTCAGTATGTCAAAGCACACTAAGCACTCGCCAACGCCCTCTAGATAGACGCATATCTCATGTTGAAAATCACTTGGTTTTACTGTCATCATTAACTCCTGTTTAGTAACCCAACTTATGTTGGTGCATGAATTGTCAATGAAAATAAATGTTTGAATACTAGGATAAACCCTATGTTTATTAAATAAATTTAAGGGTAGCATTGCTTGACAAAACAAGGAGATTTTATGTACTTAAAGACTTATCACAAGCAGATGCTCAGAAGGCTAGAACACAAACCCAGTGCCTTAAAAGGCTTTACGCATGGGGACAACAATGCTGGCAATGTGTCTGTTCACTTTGAGAATTACCTCAATGACTTGCAGAATTACGGCTATGTAATGAATATTGAGGATGTTTGGCATATCACGGGCTTTGGATTGGCGGCTTTGCATGAGAAAAAGAACGTAGCAACCCCTACCAAAATGTCTAACGGCACTACGACTGAATTCTACGATGGTAAAGAGTTAAAGCAAACGTGCGCCAGACTAGGTGCATACGACTTTCTGAAATATCCTAGTAAATTTGGTGAGCATTTGCGCTACCCACGAATTTATCTATAATAGTTTGAAACGAGGCTAGGTCTGAAGTCATGAGCAGATCGAAAAGGGTTACACCTTCCCCTGCCTATGTTTCTTCTAAAGGTGCTTGAAAAAGGGAAAATTCGATGCACTATTATTCTTTTCATGTGAGTGATTACATTCACGATACTGCTCATCTATCAATAATTGAAGATTTGGCCTTTAGGCGGTTACTTGACTTGTATTACACAAGTGAAAAGCCTATCCCAAATAGAACCCACGAGGTTTCCAGAAGGATAAGAATGTCTGAACATGAAGACATTGTGCAAACAGTTCTTGAAGAGTTTTTTGCTTTCAACAAAGAGTCTGATTTTTGGTATCACAAAAGATGTGACGAAACAATCATGGCTTATCAGGCTAAAGCACAAAGGAATAGAGAGGTTGGCAAACTTGGTGGTAGACCTAAATCAAACCCAGAAGAAACCCAAATGGTTTCCAAAGTTAACCCTAACCAAGAACCAATAACCATTAACCATAAACCAAAGGTAGAGAGCACAAGAGGCTCACGCCTCTCACCAGATTTTTGTTTAACAGAAGATTGGAAAGACTTTTGCAAACAAGATAGACCTGACCTTAACCCGTCTAAAGTGTTTGAGACATTCAAAGACTATTGGGTAGCCAAGGCTGGACAACAAGGGGTAAAGTTAGATTGGTTTGCTACATGGCGTAATTGGGTAAGAAGTCAGAATCAAGCCCCTGTGAACAAAGCAGATCAAGTGTTTACGACTGTGCCAAGCAGATTCGAGCGTGATCCAGCACTTATTGCTGTTGAGCAAAAACTCAAAGAAGGTGTTCCGATGCCACCTGAGATTAAATTGGCTTTGGAAAGGTTACGCAAATGAGATTTATTGAATTATTTGCAGGAATAGGTGGCTTTCGTTTAGGTCTTGAAAGGGCTGGTCACGAATGTGTATGGGCTAATGAATTTTTAGAAAAACCAAGGAGTATTTATGAGCATAATTTCAAGCACAAACCAGATGGAAGAGACATCAGAACAATTCAGCCTGATGAAATCCCCGAAGCCGATTTACTCTGCGGAGGATTTCCGTGTGCAACTTTTTCAGTTGCTGGAAGACGAACAGGGTTTGGAACAGAAGATACACGAGGCACACTCTTTTTTGAAATCTGTCGAATCCTCAGTAGTAAAAGAATCCCATATGTATTCCTTGAAAATGTTAAGGGACTCCTCAACCATGACGGAGGAAGAACCTTTGGAGTTATCCTCGCAAGTTTGGATGAATTGGGGTATGACTTGCAATGGGAATGTGTTAACAGCAAGAATTTCGGAGTCCCACAGAATAGGGAACGAATCTTTATTGTCGGACATCTTAGAGGAAAACCCAGACCAAAAGTATTTCCTATCGGAAGGTGCTTTTCAGAGAATGACGGAGAGAGCGAACAAGCACAAGGAGAAGGGCAACGGATTCGGACAAGTTATTTACCAACGCTTGACGCACACTATTACAAAGGCGGGGGAACAAGAGCAGTCATTGACGAAGGAACAACTAAACCAGATGGACTTGTTCGGGCAACCCATTGGAGAAGAAATCATTTTAGAGACATAAAAGGCGATTATGCCCCGACATTGACCGCAAATATGGGAACTGGTGGAAACAATGTTCCATACATAACAGAAACAGTAAAAGCGGTCTTAACGCCTGATAGAAAAGAAAAACGCCAAAATGGAAGGCAAATTAAAGACCATAACGAACCCGCATTTACTGTTACCGCACAAGACAGGCATGGTGTCTTGGTAGGCTCTAACCTTAGAAAACTTACTCCACTTGAATGTGAAAGGTTGCAATCACTTCCCGATAACTGGACAAAGTGGTATGCGGATGGGTCTTTAGTAGGTGATGCTCAACGATATGAAAGATGTGGTCGTGCTGTCACTATCAATGTTATTTATGAAATTGCAAAAAGGTTACCAAAATGAAATCATGGACATTTGAAACTCAAGAAATAGCAAACACATTTGACAACCATGTAAGAGAGCAACTTCCTTGGTATGACATGGTTACCGAATCAGTTGCTTACATAATAAAAAACTATTTATCTGAAAACGATACTGTTGTAGATATTGGCTCATCTACTGGAAACATGATAGACAAAATATTGCCATTGGTTCAAGAGCGTTCATGCTACATAACTGCAATAGAAAAAAGCGAATCAATGTTTGAAAAATTAAAATGCAAATATGAAAATGAATCTTGCATTGAACTTGTAGATTCAGATGTAACAAATATTAGGTTACCAGTAGCAAAAGTTTATATACTTTTTTTAACTTTAATGTTTATTCCAGTTAATCAAAGAAAAGATTTGCTTGAAAGAATTAAAAATTCTTGTGAAGATGGTGGGATAGTTATCGTTGTTGATAAAGTGTCTGATCATTTAGGATATTTTTCAACAGTCCTAAAAAGATTAACAATGCACTTTAAATTGTTACAAGGCGCAAAGCCTGAAGATGTATTGATAAAAGAAATGTCATTGGCTGGTATACAAATTCCTATTGACGTTTCTTTACTTGGAAACGCTAAACAGTTTTTTAGAATGGGGGAGTTTGCTGGATGGGTGATAGAAAAATGACTAGACTACAAGCACATGAAATACTTGATAGACAAAAACGAGGATTCCTCTGCCTACCTAGCGAGGTTAATCAAGCACTATGGGTCTGCGGAGACACAAGAGGAGATTTTGTGGTGTCTAGCGATGGAATGGAAAAGACGATACATAGACAAGATGAAGACCTTGGGGAAACACAAAGCCTCTACATGGTGGGCGAACACGATAGACGATATGGAAAAGAAGCGTGGGAAGCCATTTGTGGCTGATTTACGCCTCAGAATGAATAAGTTGAAAGACAAACCATGAAATGCCCTACTTGTGGTGCTTGGACAACAATCAAAGAAAGCAGAGAATCAACCATTTTCGGCTATACAAGGCGCAGAGAATGTGGAAATCAGCACCGATTCACAACGCAAGAGAGAGTTGTCCCTGAAGATGCCATTAAGCAATATCAGCGTTTACATATCCTCAAAGTAGCAAAGAAAAAGGTTAAAAAATGAACCCGTTTATCATAAAAGAGCCAACCTGCATCAGTTTTTCAGGTGGCAGAACCTCTGCCTATATGCTTTACCGCATCTTAGAGGCTCACCAGATGAGCCTGCCAGAGGAAGCAATTGTCTGCTTTGCCAATACAGGCAAGGAAGAAGAAGCCACCCTTCAGTTTGTCCATGATTGTGGGGAAAAATGGGGTGTGGAGATTCATTGGCTTGAATACAGATACGACCCAACCCCCGCAAATCGTTGGAAAAGGGTTACTTTTGAGACTGCTTCCCGTGATGGGGAGCCTTTCTTTGAGTTAATTGATCAAAATGGATCGCCATACCTACCAAACCCAGTAGCACGAATCTGCACCGCCAAACTGAAAATTAGGGTAATCAATACCTATCTAAAGTCTATCGGTTGGAAGCACGATGAAAACCCCGACTGGGTTGGCATAAGGGCAGACGAGATGCGTAGAGCCGCCAAAATGGATAGGAGCAGAACTCCCTTAGTTGCGGCAGGTGTTACCAAAGAAACTGTTGGACAGTTTTGGAAATCCCAATCCTTTGACCTTGGGTTGCCCAATATGAACGGGGTGACAATGCACGGAAACTGTGATTTATGCTTCCTAAAGCCAACCCACCAAGTCATGTCCCTAATTGCTGAAAAGCCTGAACGTGCGTTGTGGTGGATGAAAATGGAAGCACACGCTCAGTCAAGCAACAAAACCTATGGAGACGGGGCAAAGTTCCGCAAAGATCGCCCTTCCTACAAAGAAATGTATGACTTTGCCACCAACCAAACCGATATGTTCCCCAATGTTGATAAGAATGAAGAAGCAATTGCTTGCTTTTGTGGAGACTAAATGACTGTATATATCGGGGTTGATCCCGCTTCCTCTACTGGTGCTGTGGGTGTTTTGGACTCAGAAGGCAATTATCTTGATTGCTACATGATCGAACACCAAGACAAGCACATTCGTGCAATGGTGCTAAAAAATTCCCTATTAAAGGCAATCGATCCCAAAGAGGGTGGCGAAATAGCAATCGAGATGCTATACAGTCGCCCAGGACAAAACGCTTCTGCAATGTGGACATTTGCAAGGGCAGTCGGTGCAATAACCGCCATTTGTGAATTAACCGCCTATCCATGTCACATGGTGCGACCTCAAGTGTGGAAGGGGTTTTATCACATACATGATAAAGATGATTCGCTTGACATAGCCCGTATGTTTTGGCCTGAAGCCCCATTAAAGCGAAAGAAAGATAACAACCTAGCCGAAGCCCTTTTAATCGGGGATTATTGGAGACAGCAAGTAGTTGGATTAAGAGATGACAAAGCCACAGCCAAAGCATAATTTAATTAGATTCTCAGAGAAAGAGCGGGAGATTATGCGAACCATTGGAGGCGGTAATCTTTCAGAGGGCGCACGAATATGCGTAATGTGGGGCGCACATTGTTGGAATTTAGGGCTAACTACTGAGATGGATTTGGCGCACATTGGACTGGTTACAGTTTCAACGACTGACCAACACCCGCACGAATAGCCCAAAAACGCATTAAAACGGGCTAGAAGGCGTTATTTTGATTTCTTGATATATGGAAGAAGGGTTAAGGCATGACGAACCGCTTAAACGCCCGAAAACATCGGGAAATGTTGCACAAAACATACGGGCAACGATATGAAAGGCATTGGGCTAGCCGTGTCGGTTGTTTTTACTGTGGCGATAAGTGGACAGAATTAGACCATTGCCCGCCTTTGTCATGGTGTGATTCAAAAGACCATAAATGGTTTAAAGATAGAAAAATTGGGTTTTACTTGGTCAATTCTTGCTCTGACTGCAATAGGGCTTTAGCAGATAGAGGGCTTTTCACTTTACAGGAACGGGCTGATTTCATACGCAAAAGACTAGAAAACAAAGCCGAAAAAATCGTTTTGTGGACTAAGGAAGAAGTCAAGGAAATGAGCGATAGATTTCAAAAGACCATATTAGCCCGTCAAGCCCTACAAAATACCCTCTTAGAACGCCTTTGGTTCGCTCAGGAACTGCAATTCAGGGCTGAGGATTTCCCCGAATAAATAAACCCTACATGGAGGGGATTAGAAGGGCTTAAAAATAGGCAAAGAAAAACCGCCCGAAGGCGGTATTAAGTGAGTGCTTACTAACTTATGCTGATTCTGTGTTGAATGTATTTCTTTGGTTAACTCCAAATTCGTCATATTCTTCAAAATCTGCCTCAACAGCGTTAGTTATTTGCCAATCGATATCTTCATCAGATTCCCAATAGGCGTTTTCTGACTCAAAGGCTATTTTTTGCGCCTCTTCTGGGCTGTTAGCCTCAACTTCTGTTTTTTCCAATGTTGTGCGCTCTGCGTAGACAATGTATGTTTTCATTTAATTAACTCCTGTTTATTTGCGTTTAAGAATGATTTGAAGGATTAGGGCTAAGGTCGCATAAATCATGCTTTAGCCCTATCAGGTAAAAATTCAAGAGAATAAGAAATTACCTTAAAGTCTCTAATACTGTTTTTTAATGCGTCCAAGTCCTCTAGCCCCTCCGCATAGTAGAAAATTTTGCTATCAGACACCCCAAAACTATCCTTTTCGGTTTCCTCTATGTATTGACCAAATGAGAAATAAACGTCCGAATATTCGCTTTTACTGTCATCAATCCATTGAACTGTGGCATATGCGCCAATTGGTTGTTTTTCCATTGTTTGCCCCTTAAAAGTCATTGCGATAAACAAACCCGCCGTCAACCTCGCCAATCAATGCGCCTTGATCTTCAAGGTAGGTTTTGACGATCTCATATTTTTCACCGCCTAACTCTGCCCCTGTTAGGTCAATGTCATAACTAGAGGCTATTTCTTGCCATGTTGACTCTGTAAAGTCGCAACAAATGGCGATTACGTCTAATTCCATTTCCTCGCCTGTGTCTTGCTCATATTCGTCAAAGTAATCAAAGAGAATATTTAAACCCGCTCTAGTAAAGTTATTAGGGCGAATTGAGGCGAATTCTCTGTGAAAATCATAAACCGATACTGTCGTTTTCATATTAACTCCTATTGATTAAAAACCCTGTAAAGCACAGGCAACTAACCCCCGTAAGGGTTAGCAGTCTAGACTTTAGAATGTCAGGCAGTCGAAGTAGGCAAGCAAGCATAGCACCCATGCGCTACAAAAGGCAAAGGCACAAAGGGCGTTGTAGAGGTGTTGTCTCATTCTGTCACCTCTTTTTTATTGATTGTGAAGAATGAATCTAATTCGTCTGAGAATCTATCGCCCCGCCATGCGTTACCCTCGCCCATTTCAATAATGCCTTGCGCTAACATGGCTACATCAAGAACGGCAATTCTAGGGGGATTAAAATCGTCTTTGTTGTCATCATCAGAAAAGCGAATGGCAACCATTTTGCGGGGCTGAGAATCTTCAGCCATGTCAAAGGTTATTACCTCAAAGAATTCACCGCATACGCCATTCCTATGCCATGCGGGTTTAGATATGTTAGATAATTTCATGCTGTCACCTCTAATTCTTCCCATGTAATGGTAGAGTCAGTTATGTAGCCATTTTGATTTTTATGATTAACTTTGTGGCGTTCTTGGAAAAAAGCCCGCAAAGCCCATAGCAAACTGCTAAGTTTATTTTTGTCTGTATCGACTTCGATTGTAATTTTGTATTTCATTGTGTGTTAACTCCTATGAATGAATGAAAGGGAAAGCCCCGAAGGGCTAGGGTTTAGTATTTGTTATTGATGTATTCTGAAAGGCTAGAAACGGCATCCTTGAAGGGCTTATCAGCCCGCACAATATAACCCGTCACTTTGTGCATAAACTCGTTATCTTCCATTAGCATCTCAACGCTAATATATGTTGCGCCTGAAACCTCACCTAGCAAGGCTTCAGCACAAAATTGATCTTGTCTGAGTTGGTGTAATTGTGATTCGCTTATCTTCATTTTGTTTACTCCTATTGATTGAACTATTAAAAAGACATCCTTGCGGACAATAAATACTATGCACATACCATGCCAGTTTAGCCATTTATAAAATACCTATATAAATCAACGACTTACTCAAACTTAACATAATAAGTATGCACCTACATTGTGCAAGCATTATCACTATATAAAATCATGCACTAACTTCGTGCGTTACCTACTATATATACACCAACATGGTGCATAGATTAACTCTATCGGTTTACTTTGTGTGATAGGTGGAATATATCGAAAGGCTTTCTAGGTTGCACTGAAATGGTGCATCACCTCTATATGCGAATCGTTCTCATTTGCAACTGCACCTACTTGGTGCATGGTAACTTATTATTGATAATGATTCTCATTTGTGTTTACCTTAATGCAAGTGATTCTTATTTGTGTTTACCTAGATGAGAATGATTCTTATTCGTATGGGGGGGAGGGGGTAGTCGTGCTGTGGAATATTTGTGGGAGCCTCCTACCCACAAGAAAAGGTAAATTAGCCTTTTTCAGATAAAGACTGCTAATTGCTAGCAGAGTAGGTAAGACGACTAGTTATGTATGTACGATAGCCTGTAACCCGTATATATACAGGTATATCTCAAGAAGAGAGAGCCTCTCGTTTATCTAGATTACAAGACTGTTTGTCAAACAATCAAGCCTAAGTAACGTTGCCCCGTCCACCTTG